CATAGGGTTTGAACCTGATACATCGTACATACCTTCACTTGCAACAGTTTGACCCTGTGTACCAAAGCTAAATGGGTTTTGATTCATTCTATATAAGCCACCAAATTCTTCTTTTACAGGTTGTGCTAGTTGTTGATAAGCAGCAAATTGATTAGCAGTAGGAATGTTACTTACATTGATGTTTTTACCAGCAGTAGAGCCGCCTTGGTTTAACAGTTTTGCTATGTTTTTAGCTCTGTTTGCATTAGTTAAAGCATCTTTAGCAGAAAAACCGCTTTGTGCTTGTAAAGACTCAATACCTGTACCAGCTAGTTCAGTAGGGCTATAAGAGTAAGCAAGGTTTTGTGCAATAGCGTTTGGTGATAAACCATTAGCAGCCATGTTTGCCATGTCAGCAGCTAGAAACTCATTCATTCCTGTAGCAGCTAAGTTTTGCTCAATAGCAGAAGAACTTAAACCTTGTTGAGCTAAGTTCCAAGCATCAAAAGTTTCTGAGTAAGGCAATGCTTCGGTTACAGCAGCAGCACCAAACTCTCCTACAGTACCTACAGCAGCAGAAGCAGCAGCCGCAGCAGCAGTTTCACTTAATCCATAACCAGCAGCTAAGTTTTGGGCAATAGCAGCTTGGCTTAAACCTTGTGCAGCCAAATTAGCACCATCAGCAGCAATAAACGCAGCTTCCCCAGCAGCAACACCTTCAGCGCCTAACGCAGCCATTAATTCAGGGGCAAAATAAAGACCTGTACCTGCTAATGCAGCAGCGCCAACAGTAGTCCAACCGCCAGGAATTTCTCTGCCTACAAATTTATCAACTTCTGATAAACCTTGTCCGATAGCAGGGCCTGGGTCAATATCAGCTAAAGCACCTAAAGCACCACCACCGCCACCATCAGTACCAAGAGCAGAAGAAATAGGGTCTGTAATGGCTGAAATAGGATTTCCACCACCAAAAGGTGTGCGTTTTAGATTCCAAGTCCAACCTGAATGTTTACTTTTTAACATTAGAATATTCCAAGGTCACCATAAAGGTTAGTCAAATAATCGTTGCTAGACATAGCTGTATCAAACATTCCGCTACTTGTAGCGCCAATATTGTTCATGTAGTCAGCACTACTTACAAAAGGATTGTTTAGTCCATTGTTACCAAATAAAGTGTCATAAGCAGAACTACCAAGACCTAAAAGCCCTGAAGCACCTGAACCGCCTGTACCTGTGCTACCAATTAAATTGCCTACTCCACCAGCACCTAAAATTGCACTAGAACCTAAGCCAAACAGACCAGACTGAAGGTTAGCAGCTTTAGCATTTTCAGCGTTTTGTTGAGCAATATCAGCAGCTCTTGAAGTAGTAAATGCTCCAAGGTAATCAGGGCCAGCAACGGCAGCTTGGCTATACGGATTAATGTAGCCAGGTTGCGTAGCACTTTGAAAAGCACCTAGTTGTGCTAATGGCAAGTTTCTTTGCTGTAATGCTTGAGCATAATTTTGTTGTAAAGCAGCGTTATTGGCTTGTTGTTGGGCAAGACTCTGACCTTGCATTGTGTTTTGTACTTGTGAACCAGCTAATTGAGCTTGATTTAACAAATCGTTAGTCTTTTGACCTTGTTGCATCATGGCTCGGTTATAAGCCTCAGTCCCAGGTGCAATCCCTTGGTTAGCTAATTGAGCTTGTAAACGCTCATTACTTTGTTCAATTTGTGGCTGTAGTCTTTGATTAATTAGTTGAGTAGCCTTATCCCAACCTTCCATGCCTGTAAAACCTTGACCTGTTTGAGCTTGATATTGACTAACATCAAAAGGATTAGCAGTAGAACTAGCTAATTGACCTTGAATATTCCCTAAAGCTGACTGCAAGGGTTGTGCAAGGCTTTGTTGTGCAGTCCAAGTAGGATTACCTTGAGCATCTACACCTTGAACATAATTAAGGTTTGCATAAGGAGTGCTTTGATTAATGCGGTTAGCTTGAGTAGCTGCTTGTGCGCCATACAAATTACCTAAAGTGGTAGCTTGTGCTGCTTGAATATAAGGGTTTGTACTAGCATTAAATGGGTTAGCAGTTTGACCTGTACCCAAAGTAGCAGTATTAGGATTGCTTGTGCTTTGTATTGGCATAGCTGTAGGAGCGCTAGTAGTATCGTAAGCAGAAGCTGGTGCAATACCACTTGTACTTGTTGTGCCTAATGCAGAAGATAATCCTGCTGTAGGCTGTGCTATTGTGTTGAAATTTGCTGCTCCACCCATAACCTTCTCCTATGCCCATTTACAATATTCAGGGCGCATTTCTAAAATGACCAAATCTCCATCTTCATGTGCGTCTGGAATTGTGGCAACATCTTTGAAACCAAGGTGTCGGTCTAGTCTAAGGGCTTTTGTATTGCTCCCTGCTACTGTGCCAATTATAACCTTTAATTTCAATGTATTAAAAGGGTAATCAAACACTTTCCGTAAAAAGTCTTTAGTTGCCCAATGTTGCCCTTCCGAACCTACATGAATCATGCAAGATTTTCCGTAAAAACCACAATACACTACTACTGCTCTAATCTGTCCGTCTATTACTTGCCCTAAATAATGAGCATCTGGTGGAATTGGCATTTGATGTTTAATAGCCCAATCTTTAAGACTTTGCTCATTAAGTAATATCAAACCTTTTTCCTTTTATTTAAAGAGTTTTCTTGTGGCGTTGCCCATCTACAGTTTTCTTTTGAATATCCTGCATTGTTATCAACCCTATCCACTTGTGCTTCTTTAAATGGTGGAAAACCCATGTCATCAATGTAATTTTCTACTGATTCCAGCCACCTGTCACATACTTTAATGCCTCTACCGCCATAATTTTTAAACTCTTTGTCATCAGGTATGTAACACCTACTAATCATATGCTTGTATCTGTAATACATAGTAGTTTTGCTAAATCCATGTTTTCTACGCCTGTTGCCTGTTTTTTCAGCTCTCCAGCATCCACATGAAGTAGTCAAACCACTTCGCAAATTACCTACAACAACTTCTTTTTCAGTACCGCAATCACATTTACAAAGCACCATTAGCTTCATTGCCTTAGTGCGTTTTTCGCTTTTGCTTACAACTAAATATCTTCCAAATTTTTGACCTACTATATCTATTGGTTGAGTCATATAATCTCCTTAACAGACTAGATTATATCACTCCTCCTCTCTCCATTATGTAGTCTGTAGAAGCCCAATGTAATTCAATATTGCGAGCTGCAACAGTCAAATTAATTGAACCTGTAAAGCCAATTCCTGTTACGCCTTGCCAAATCTTAGTAGTTGTAAGACCACCTACCCAGCTAGCATTGTCCCAAGTAGAGCTATCCCAAATACCATCACTCATAGTGGCAGGATTAAACGATACTTGTCCAAGGTTAATTTGGGTTTCAAAATCCGTACTTACTCCACAATATACATTAGGTACACCACCAGAAGATTGCAAAATAGGGCGAACCATAGTGAATCGTTTTAACTGTCCTGGGCTGTCATAGTAAGAATAAGCCTGTTGAGCAGCAGCACTAATGTTGTTTCCGTCATCAGAATTAGACTGATAAAAGTCACCTACAAAGCCGTTTCCACCAAAGTGAATATCAGCGTCTCCTGATACTTCCCAACAATGGGCTTCAATACCTGTAAAACGACCCCAAGACTTAGTAATAGTGTGCATTACAAACTGTTCTGTTCCGTCTGTAATTGGAATGTTTAGAATCAGCATATTTTCACTAGCAAAATAGTTGATTTGCCAGCCAAAATTAGCGTAATACAGCGTTGCAGCCTGAGAAACAGCAAAATAAATCTTATCGGTAAGGTTCACTCTAGGGTCTAAACGGCTAGATTGAAGTGCTGAAGAAAGAGGCACTAAACCATCTTGAGTAAGTAAAAGAAGGTCACCAGACCATTTAAAGAAGCATCTACGGCTATAAGTTTGACCTAATTGCCATACGCCTTTTAATGCCCAAGTATCTGCAGAATCAGGGTCAGTTCCGTTATAAACAATGATTTCACCCATTGAAGTAACAAATACTGCGTAGTCATCAGCACCTTGTCCAGCATCTAATGTCCAAGTACCCATAGCTTGCAAATAGCCACCATTTCGAGCAATTCCACCAAAATATAGTGGTGTAGCAGGGCCACCGATAGCGTCTACATCTAAATACCAGCAAGTAAGACTGTTTTCTTCTGTGAAATACAGACGATTCTTAAACAAATTGACATTGGCAAATGTATTGCTGTTTACGCCTGTAATACCAATAACTGTGTAAGTTCCAACTACAAGTGCATCTGTAGCAGGAGTTGAAGCCATTGTGTATTCAAAAGTGGAATCACCAGTTACATTGATAACATAAGTGCCGTTATATTCGCTAGGAGTTGCCCCTGAAATAGTAACTCGGTTGTTATCAACCAATCCATGCGGAGCAGCCGTAGTTAAAGTAGCTACCGCACCTACATGGGTAATTGAGCTGATAGTTTGAGCAGTTGAAGTTGTAGCAACAAAGAACCAATCAGAACCATCATAAATAGTTACTGGGTCTACACCATTACAAGCCACCAAATAGTGACCTGAAGTATTGGTAAGGTTTACAAACTCTAATTTATCGCTAGTCAGACCAGTAAATACCGCTAAAGCTGGATTTTGTTTGGCTTCGTAGATTGTGTCATCTGCGACTGCAAATAGCTTGTAAGTGCTATTTTCGGTGTAATTCATCAAAGTATTAATAGGGGTAAATGCTTGATTTAAGTAAGTACCTACTACAGTTGCATTGCTTGATACAGCTTCAGTTAGCCTGTAAGTAAACGCTGTAGCACTAATAACAGTAATTTTGTAGACACCGCTATATTCACTAGGAGTTGTGCCTGTAATTGATACATAGACCCCTGTAGTCAAGCCATGTGCTATTGCAGTAGTTAAAGTTGCAACAAATCCAACATAAGTAATGCTACTAATCGTCTGAACGCCATCGGAAGTAGTCAGAATTGAACCTGCTGTATAGCCACTACGCATAGTGACATCGGTAGGTGTAGGAAACCAATTTACTAGCTGAACCGCATCTGTAGGACTCATATTGGCTAATGAATCCCTAGCGTTCCAACCACCAATAGGGGCTGGTACGGAAGTGGTAAAAGCCGTATTTTGTTTAGCTTGTCCGAATATCATGAGCCATAGCCAGTATCAGGGATGTTAGCGTAACCAATAAGGACTTTGGATGGGTAAGGAGCAAATGATAGGTTTGGAGCGCCTTTGTCTTGAGCTTTAGCTACTGACAGATAACGCTGATATTCCTGCATTAAAGCTGTTGTATCAAAGCCTTTAATAGCCCAATATTTGAGTTTTGTACCTAATACAAAGATGCGGTCATCTAAAACAGTCGTATCTGAGTCTGCTGTAAAGCTAGTTTTAACAGCCCCATCAGCACCCCTAGCAAAACCACTAGACTTGTATTCCCAGCCTAAATACTCTTGGGTATTCATTGGAGGCCATACTTGGAATTGATTGTCTAGGATTCTCCAACGGATTCTAGGGCCAGTTGAAATATATCCAGATTTGAGCCATTGCCATTGTTGTGCATCTTCAGGCCCTAAAGCCTCCCAATGCTTAGTCTTATCCCATTGAGTTCTATTGGTAATACGCTCAAAATCAGGTGGTAAAGAATAGGCAGTTTGAGCTAATACAATAGCTCCGTTACCGCTACCAGAAGCCATTTGGCTCATGGTAATTGTTTGTCCAGATACGCTTACAACTTGGGTATCTTGGTTAATGTTATAGCCTGTAATACCCCATTGGCTATCTACGGCAGTAATGTCTACGCCTGGGTCTACTTCAAGGATTACAGAGTCATTTATAGATGTTGCATTGCAGTTAATAGCTTGTGTATAGAAGCGATATTGAACTTGTAGCCCTTGCCAATCGTATTCTTTAACTAGGTCGTAACCTTGACCATTCATCAAAGCTAATACTTGCTGGACATCCTGCGATGGGTTTCCAGCTACATAAGATGGGACTGCTAAGTTAAGTTCAGAAGTAACTTGCTGAACCATTTGTAACATCGTAGATGACATATATATCCTTTTACTTGGTTTCCCCAAGTAGTTGGGTATTTGTTCCGATTATAAACAAAAAAAGGGGAAATATCCCCTTCTTTTTATTCGGTTACCTCAACTTCTTTAGGTTTACGACCTTTTGGCTTCTTTTCAGCCATCATAGCCATCAAAGCATCAATTTGTTGTTGTTGTTTGGCGGCTCTAGCTTCAGCTTCCATCTTGATTGCAGCATTTTCTTGACGGAGCTTAGTCAATTCTTCTTCTCGTTGGTTAGATTCACCAACTTGGTCAGCAAGATTCAAAAATGCTTTAGCTTTATCTCTAAATGAGTAAGGATTCATACCAGCAATCATGCCAATACGCTGAATTTGTAGGTCAGAAGCGTTAGCAATAGACTCTACAGTAGCAAATTTAATGCCTTTTAGCTCATCTGCTTGTGAACGGCTAATAAGAGTCCATTCTTCAATAGGTGTGCCTACAATTTGTTCATGTCCTGCTACTTGATTCTGATAATGCGCCCATTGACGAGGAAAACGAGCTTTGTGACCTTCGTTTGCATAAGTGTCAATTTGAGTTAATGCGTCACCAGGAACATCAATACGGATAAAGTCAAACTCTTTGTAGATTGGTCTGCCAGCAATTATTGACTCATCTTCTTGCTTCATGGAGCGTTTGTAGAAAGTTACGGCTAGGCGGCTGTCTGCGCCCAAATCATCGGATGGTAATGCCATTTTTAATTCTCCTAAGTAGTTAGGGTTGTTAAAAGGAAAAAGGACTGCCCCTTGTGAGGACAGTCCCTAGGATACTACAAGTTACTGATTAAACAGAAGCTTTACCGAACCAACCATAGTCACCAGCAACCATTGAGACGGCTGGAGAAATGTAAGCGCCACCAGTAGCAGCTACAGTAAAGTCTGTAGTGTTGATGTCGCAAACAGTTGTGGAAGGAGCGATTGTTGCATCAGCAATAGCCCATACATAACGCAAACCATCATTAGCGAAAGTTTGTGTACCTAATGGGCCAAAGTTTGCTGGTTCACCTTGAAGTTCAATTTGAGCTGCAGTTTGAACAACGCCTAGGTCGATACCAGCGATGGGTAATGTTGAATATGCCATGATTATTTCCTTAAATTAATTGAGTAGACAAGATTAAATAGGGCTTTCGCCCTATCTATTAGGTTGTCAACAAGCCTTGCAAGAAGCGGTTAGAAGTTGTCAAGTTACCAGCCCAACCATAGAGCTTAACGATAGCATCTTGGTTAATTGCTTGACGCTCGCCACCGATAGGTACAAAGTTACGCTCTTTGTGTGGTCGTAGGAAAATGTAGTTAGTGTTCAAGAGATACATATATGTAGAAGTCTCTTGTGAACCATAACCACCACCAAGTACCACATCAGCAGAAGTACCACCACCATAGAACTTCAAGGAAGCGAAACCAGAAGCGCCTGATTCCTCAGAAGCGATACGCTGGATAGCTTGCAAGCTGTTTACATAGAGTTGATACATTGTGTTACCAGCAACAATCAAGTCAGCCT